AGCACCACAACCAGAGGCGGCCCCAGCAACGGCGGCACCCGCGGGTGACAGTGCCAAGAGGGCGGAAGACATACTGAAACTGATCAGATCAAGACAAGCGAAATAATCTGACAAATGTTATACGAGATTGATGGGAAACCCGCATTTCGTATAGATCTTTATGATAATACCGTCGCCCATAAATGGAAGAACTTGATTGAATCCATATATGTTGGCGACGGTGAAGACATAGATAGTGTGAGATCTTTTTTTCATCTACGTACACGCGATGAGATCAAGAATATTTTGCTAGATGCTATAGTTAATATCAACAGTTTTTTGAAAAAAGAATTTATAAAAATACCAAAAAAAATAGATTGGGACGATCAAGGATTATACAACACACTGCATATTTCATTTGAAAAACTATCAGGTGATTTTGACAAGCCTACTAAATTTATGAAAATAGCACCCACAAGTATAAAAGAAAATGTTAGGAATTTGAACTATTGTGTACACGCACTCGAGCACGGATCTGACAAGCATACAGCAGACTCGTTGCCTATACAATGGACAAAAAAAAGAGAAGAAACACCCAGAATTAAACTGACGGAACAAGAATATGAACTAATACAATTCCATCAAACAAAAAACGAAGTGTACCTAGCATACAACGAGCTAGGAAAAAGTTATGTAGATTTATGGAAAGATGATTTACCTTTAGAATACACAGCAACAAAGAATAATCATTATATCGGTGCCGATATCATAATAGCGTTTGCTGACAAGGAAAACATATTTCAGCAGGACTTTATCGACTGGTGCAGGGATAATAGCATTGACCCTTTTTTTAAGCAACACGGAATTGGTCTACTACCTATTGGTAAAGTAGAAACAATAGACATAGAACATTTGACAAAAGATAGCAAGGCAAATATAATAATGGAAAGGAATCAAAAATTATGACAAAAGTGTTTGACGCTACAAAATTTAGAAAAAGTATAACAAAGTCCATACAAGGACTGGGCATAGGATTCAGTGACCCGACAGACTGGATATCCACAGGCAACTACGCTCTCAACTATTTGATGACCAGTGATTTCAACAAGGGAATTCCATTGGGTAAGGTGACGGTGCTCGCGGGAGAATCAGGTGCGGGTAAATCATACATAGCATCAGGAAACATAATCAAAAACGCACAGGCACAGGGCATATTCGTGATCCTAATTGACACAGAAAACGCACTCGATGAGACATGGTTGCAGGCACTGGGTGTTGACACGTCAGAAGAAAAACTCCTGAAACTGAGCATGTCAATGGTGGACGACGTGGCAAAGACCATATCCGAATTCATGAAAGGCTATAAGGAGCAACACGCTGACAACAAGGAAGGCGCTCCCAAAGTTCTTTTCGTGATAGACAGTCTGGGAATGATGCTGACTCCAACAGATGTCAATCAATTCGAAGCGGGAGACATGAAAGGCGACCTAGGTCGTAAGCCAAAGGCACTAACGGCACTGGTCAGGAACTGTGTGAACATGTTTGGAAGTTGGAATGTTGGCTTGATTGCCACAAACCACACATACGCGTCACAGGACATGTTTGATCCTGACGACAAGATATCCGGAGGTCAGGGTTTCATCTATGCGAGTTCTATCGTGATAGCGATGAAGAAACTGAAGCTCAAGGAAGACGAGAAAGGCAACAAAATATCAGAGGTAAGGGGTATCAGAGCGGCGTGTAAGGTCATGAAGACCAGATATGCCAAACCATTCGAGGGTGTGCAGGTCAAGATCCCTTACGACACGGGTATGGATCCATACAGTGGATTAGTGGACCTGTTCGAGAAGAAGGGCTTACTGGTACAGACCGGAAACAGGTTGAAATACGTAGACCCGCAGGGCAAGGAACACATAGACTTCAGGAAAGCGTGGACCGGTGATAAATTAGACATGATAATGGCGAACTTCAAAGAAAACACTGATCACAAAATGGAAAGTGTAGAAGAGGCACCAAAGTCAAAATCGAAGAAAACAGAAATTATAGAAGAGGACGACGCAGAATAATGATTGATTTCACACACGAAGACATCGAGCGTTTATGGAACTCCATATCTCACTACGTACCAGAAAGGTCTAAACTGGACGCGGCAATTGATTTCATCAAGAGTCTCGACGACATAGGCATCGAGCACGACGAGATAAAAGCATCTGGTGAGTTTGATCCCAAATTAGAGGAAGCGATCAACACGGTGTTCGAGGAAGAGGAAGACCTAGACGAGTCATACGACGACGGCTACAGCGAGGACTAATGATAAACTGGTACAGTGAAGTAAGCAGGAGCCTGGCAAAGATTCCTGATTGCGTGGCGTACTTTGACAAGGAACTGCTAGAAGCCAGGAAACAGTGCAAGATCTACGGCAACCTTGAAAGGGCAAGTGCGGCACTTCCGGGGATAGTTGAAGAGAGATTCAGCCAACTGCAACAGTTGGAGGCCATACTGGAATACCTGAACATAGAACTGAGAAGACTCAGATCAAAAACATTCCGTAAATTCCTAGAGAACTACAACAGAGCACTGTCCAGCAGAGATGCAGAGAAGTATGTGGATGGCGAAGATGATGTAGTTGACTTAACCAAAATTGTAAACGACTTCGCATTACTGAGGAATCAATGGCTTGGCATAACAAAAGGCCTTGACCAGAAGCAATGGCAGATAACCAATATCGTCAAACTGAGAGTGGCGGGAATGGAAGATGCCGACATCAAATAGAATCATACTCACAGACGTAGACGGAGTACTTCTGGAATGGGAACACCACTTCACCAAGTGGATGTTGCAGAAATCCTACTTCAACGACGATGGCAACAGATACTATCCACACAAATTATTACCCAACAAACAGGACGAATACGAGATGGCTAAGAGGTTTGGAGTTACCAAAGACGAGATCCGTGCTCTCATAAGAGAATTCAACCGGAGTGCTTGGATGGGCACACAGAGGCCCATGGAGGAATCACAGACCTGGGTCAAGTTGTTGGCCGCGGAAGGGTGGACCTTTATACCCATAACATCGCAGACATCTGACATACCAGCACAGGAGTTGCGTAAGAGAAGACTGGGAGAACTGTTTGGCGAGCATATTTTTACAAATTACCATATACTAGGGACCGGCGCTGACAAAGATTCAGCATTAGCGGAGTTTCACAACACCGGGCTGTATTGGGTCGAGGACAAGCCTCATAACGCTGTAGCCGGGCTCAAATACGGTTTAAAGCCCATATTAATCGACCACCCATATAACAGAGACTTTGAACATCCAGATATCATACGTGTAAATAATTGGCAAGAAATACACAAATTATTATCAGGAAGATCATGAAAGTTTACGTAGGTTGGGATTCTAGAGAAGACATAGCATACCAAGTGTGCGAGCATTCGATCAAACGCAGAGACCAAGAAGCAATAGTTGAACCTCTGAAACAAAACGAAATGAGAGCTAAAGGTATCTACACCAGAGATGTGGATAAACTTGCCTCAACAGAATTCACATTCACTAGATTCTTTGTTCCCTATCTTAATAACTTCAAGGGTTGGGCGGTGTTCTGTGATTGTGATTTTGTTTGGAAAGTGCCTGCTAAAGAGCTAGAGAAATACTGCGATGATTCCAAAGCGGTGGTATGTGTGCAACATAACTACACGCCCGAGGACGGATCCGTCAAGATGGACGGGCAACTACAAACTGCCTATCCTAGGAAGAACTGGTCAAGCATGGTGCTATGGAACTGTGCCCATGAAAAGAACAAGATACTGACCCCAGAGTTCCTGAACAAGCAAACACCAAAGTTCCTACACAGGTTTTCATGGCTAGAAGATTCAGAGATAGGTTCACTGCCACACGAGTATAATTGGTTGGTGGGTTGGTACAAAGAGCCCAAAGACGGGGTACCAAAAATACTTCACTACACGGAAGGTGGACCATGGTTCGATGGATACCGAGACTGCGAGTACGCAGATGACTGGAAAAAGGAAGTGATCAATTTATTTTCAGCATAATGAATTGGGAGAAAATAAAACCAAACCACTACTTCAAGGAGCCGGTAGAACACGTGTACGCTTCCACGTTATACGACATAAAAGATTATGACAAACTGTACGAAAATCAAAACAATTTCACACATCCAGCATGGCAGGAATTTGACAGGAAATACAAAGTTGGTTTCCAATTCCACAACGACATCAGAGAAATAAACACCAAGAAAGAGATAATATGTTTATGGTTCTTCAAAGAAAGAAATGATCGTAGCGGTGGGGAAGATATTATATTAGCAGGCAAGAAGTTGAAATATTTGCCTAACACCTTCTTTATAACAAAGTCTAAAGATATAAAAGTTTTAGAAAAACAAGACGAATACTTTCGCAGACCTTTTTTACAGATTGACATGAAAGAAAGCACCTGGACAGATATATTAGAAAGATTCAATAAAAGATCTTAATGTATCTACATCAGCATTTAGATGTCTTTTTCTAACTTTGCCCCATACATACTGATCCCTTTGAGCTATATTGAGATTTTGTCTTATCTGTTTACCAGCATTGTCATTTAAAATTTTTTTAACTTTAAATTCCACCGTGGGCAAATACAGACATCTATTCAATTTCCTAGCAACCTTTTGCGTATAAGAATCAACGTACCAGTGCCAAAAAAACGGTGGTGCTAGATAACCGAGAGTGTTGGTCCAATTCTTATGCACGGCAAAGTGAGCCGCTGGTAAGGGATCATCGCCCCATAACTTAGGTTTATCACCTAAATTTTTATTCCCCTTTTTTCTCCCATCACTAGGAACAACCATTAAAATTTTATCTTGATATCTATTGAATTGATCCACGATAATTTGATCCCAGTCCTGTGTTTTTACCTGCACATCGTCACCCATCAGCATGACGACATCGTTTTTGGCTCTCTCACATAACAGATTCCAACTAAAACATGTTGATTGGTTTGGACCCACAGTGTAGTGTTTCTCATCGAGCAAATCTCGGTATTGACCTAATTTTGAATCATCGTCGTTGAGATAAAAAAGAAATTCTGTTTCACCTTTCTGTGTTGAGGTGGCAGTATCTATTAATCTTTTCGCCAGTTCGGGCCTACCCCTGGACGGACAACAGAAAGAAATCATATCAATTTGTTCTTCCAGGTTTCCGGAGTATGTTCGTTAATAATTTCCAATGGCAAATGATATTGAAATTTTTTAGTGCCGCGGGTCCTGATGTATTCTGCTGTTTTCTTCACTGCCTGCCTCATGTTTGTTGACGTTTTGTATCCTAACAGTTTCCTCGCTTTATCTGAACTGCAGGTTGCTAGTTTAACTTCCTTGGGCCTGTCCTTGTGATGTATTGGGGCTAGGTTTACTCCAGTTTCATTTGCACATGCTTCGGCCAATTCATTAATGGTTACCGGTTCTTCGTCGGGTCCTATATTGATTACTTCACCAACAACGTTGTCTTGGAACGCTAATGCGTTTAGACAATAGAGGCAGTCATCTATGTAACTAAAACATCTTTTTTGTTCGCCATCGCCGTAAACAATAGGTTGCTTTCCCTGTAGCATCCTGTTCAACATGATGGACATGACATTCCTAAAAGGATCGTCGTATTTCTGTCTAGGGCCCACGATATTATGTGGCACAGCAATCACATATTCCACACCATGAGTCTCACAAAGATTTTTCAGCACATCCTCACCGGCCTTTTTTGCAATACCATATGGATCCTGTGGCCTGCACTCGTAAGTTTCCTTGTAAGGGACATCGTCATGATGTCCGTATCTTGCCATGCTTGAGCAGTAAACAATCCTTTTGACCTTATTACGTATGGCCGCTGTTATTGTCGTGACGCTTGCCTCAAAAATATTTCTAGTTACAAGCACTGGTGAGAACACGGAAAGTCCCTCATATGCTGTGGCGGCAGTGTGATACACTATGTCACAGCCTTCCATTGCCTTTGTAAGATTTTCTAGATCACAGCAGTCTACTTGGTGAAATTCAACATCCTGTGGCACATTGTCTGTGTAACCGCCAATCATGTTGTCGTTGCCTGCAACTGCGTGTCCTTGGGACAGCATCAGATCTGCTAGGTGTGAACCCAAGAATCCTGCGACGCCTGTTATGAAGATTTTCATTTAAGATATTTAATTTGTTTTAGATATGAAAGAAAACTTTATCCGGCCAGTGTTCCATCAGTACCTTGAAACCTAATCCTTTGAGATATGTTTCAACATCAGCGTTACTGCTACCATACTTTTTGGTATTATTGTTCAGTTCGATCATGAGATATTGGACGTTTTGTAGAGTTTTTTCAGCACCTTTGAGTACTTCCATCTCATATCCTTCTACGTCTATCTTTATCATGTTCACATTTTCATAATTGTAACTATCTAATGTAGTCATCCTTATGTCCCCCGTAGTGTTTACCCTTTTGGCCTGTGTAAAGTCGTCTACGGTCAATGAAATAGTTTTTATCTCAGATCCGACTGCTTCGTTCCTTGCATCACAGTTAATTGTGCAGTTTCTCTGTAGACACTCGAAATGCGTTCTATCTGGTTCAAAGGCGATTACCTTTTTTGTAAACGGCTCCATGGCCTTAGCCCACGTTCCACACCAGGCCCCCACGTCTATCACAGTTTTAAACTTTTTGTTCTGTGTTTTACAGTAATCAAGAAATTTTAAAAGACATTTGTTTTGAGTGAAAGGTTTACCTTGTTTCCAATCATCCAAATGAATATCGTTACTGGGTACCCAGAATCCATTAACTTTTTCTATCTTCATAGTAAACCTTTGTCCATCAATATTTCAATCGCGGCACCGTTTTCAAATTCTTCTGGCGTGAATTGTTGATAGGCCAGACTGTACAGCCATGGCTCTGGTCCACCATAGTAAGGATTCTCTATGTCTGCCAACTCTGTGTTGCCAACATCTGTGGCAAAACTCTTCTCATGACAGAACACTGGTACACCTTCACAAATGGCCTCGACGGCCACGATAGAACAACTGGTGACAACACACCACGCTTCCTTTAGATCCTCGGATAGGGGTACCTTGGCCTCGCTCGGTCCTGATGTACCCCTGCCCCTAGGCTTGTGTCGAAGTTTGATCGGTCTGTCAGTGTATCTTTTGATCTGATCTACTGTTTCATTGGTCCAGTTTGGCCTGTCTAGGTAATCGTTAATACCTGCCGAACTTGGACACACTAGAATATATTTTCCCTTAAAAGCCGGAGCTTTGATCTTTATCCCAAACTTTTCAAATCTATCTGGTTTACAATCCTTGACGTAAGAAACATGGATAGCATTTTTACAAATTCTCCAGTAGTGATTGTCTGGTTTAAGGTTATTGTTATCAAATCTGCCGAAGTAGGGAGTGTCGGTAAACCAGTAGTTGTGATTCCGTGCTTCCAATTTTTTGACCATTTCTTTGTTGTTGCCAACGAATCCCCAGAACATACTGTTGCTTACGGGGTCGATTTCCTTCGCATTGTCTAACTTTATTATCTGGTCGGGCCAAGACTTCTCAACACCGTTGAACACCTCCCATGCCTTGCTGTTTTTGTTACTGAATGGTGCGTAGATTGCCAGCATCGACAAATTCCTTTAATTGTTTTGCCCAATCTTCGTGCCCTTCTGCCGATGGGTGTGGATCTTTAGGGCTGACTATAAGATCGTTTTCCATGATAAAGTCATAGTGACTACTATCAAATTTAAAAAATCTCTTCTTGTCTATGTGACTTTCAAATGTTTTAATGTCCTTGTTTGATGATGAGATGACATTTGGAAGACTGTTGTACATCACGTATGGTATTTTTTTAACCTGCAGATAATTCTGTAGGTCGAACACATGATCCAGAAATCTCATTTCTCCTTGTTGCTCAATGTCCCATCCGGGCTGTTGAGAAATAAATTTAAGGTTGTCTGCTGTCTTCCATGTCCTCCAGGTCGACTCCATGTTGGGTATGCGTCCTTTCTTCCATCCGTCGTTGGTCAAGTAGTCATGACGATGTGTGCTTGACCAACCAATGACCGCAAACACCTCTTGACTCCCATTTTGTTGAAACCATAATTTAGTGGTGAAACTGATTCTGTCATTCCCTCTACCTCCCATGGCGAGATTATAGAGCTTTAACTTATAATTCTCGGCAAGTATCTTGGTTGTAAATGTGTTAACACCATCCTTGGGTCTAGAGCCCAGAAAACTGCACCCGTTTGAAAATAATCGCATCATCGTATATATTACAGTATAATTATTCGTATGCCAATGGTTAAGAACATAGATTCATTGAAATACTTTCTCAACAGATTTCCCACGATAGACAGTGGCTACGACTACTCGGTCAATTACCATGAAAGTACCGAATCTAATTTTAGCTCTCTGCCAACATTTGTCGCGGAATTTTTTGATTGTCGCGTTCATACCTGCCCATTGTTGATTACCAATGACAATCATTTGATAACCAATCATGTGTGGAACTTAACACATCAGCGAAGAAACAAGCCAGCAAAAACACACAAATTATGGGACAAATGGGGAGATACTGTAGATGTAAGATTGCCAGTGGTCTCAAAGATATTCAACGAAACGTACACCTATGTATGGCTACCCATCGATGAGGAAAGTGTGAGCAATCCATGGCACGTATGGATAGACATGATCTCTAAGTTGAGACTAATCGAAAAAAGATGGTCCACGCCGTTTTCTAAGTACGTGTTTGTGTTGCCCAACTCTAGCAAATATTTTGATAAAGTGTTAAGGGAATTGTTCATAGACCTAAAATACATGGTCATGCCTAAGGACGAAACCTGGCAATTTAAACACCTCATCGTGCCCAGTCTCAGCAACCACAATGACGGTGTCATTACACCTCATCTAGCACCATGGTGCAGATCTCTGAAAAAAAATATCAACCCATCATCAACAAATAAAAGAAAAATCTTCATATCTAGGGAAGACGCTAAAACCAGAAAGTTGCTTAATTCAGAAAAACTATTGATGGCGTTGAAAGGTTGGGAGACTGTGACCTTGGAAAAATTACCTATCAAAGATCAGATTAGATGTTTTTCAGAGGCATCACACATCGTGTCCACACACGGTGCGGGTCTGGCTAACTTGCTTTGGTGTGAACCTGGTACTAAAATCATTGAGATACAAGATCCTGCCATGATTCATAAAAAGGTTTATCCGGTTTTATCACATCATTTGGGTTTGGAACATCAATTGTATTTGGCAAAAGCAGTGCCAATAAAACACTCGGGCAGAAAACCAAAAGGTATAAAACGATTTAATGATTTAATAAATCTCGAAGTGGATGTACAGGATTTGATTAGACATTTAGAGTAAAATACCATAAAATATAGCGAATGATTTACCTAAGTAAGACACACAGAGAAGTCACAGAAAAATATATAAATTTTGCTCACCAGGGCATACCCGGATCAACCATACTGCCACACGACAAAATTTTAGAAAAGAACGATGCGTCTGAAGTTTGGTTTTTTGGAATTTTAAGGGGGACCAATCTAGTGTATGAACACTGTGCAGAGAACAAGATAGATTTTTATTACATGGACCGACCTTACTGGGGAGTTAGCAGACAGGATCCGTATTTCTTAAGAATAGTCAAGAACGGACATGTGAAAAATTTTATAGACAATAGGCCTGACGATAGATTCAAAGCATCGTTTCCATTCGAAATCAAGCCTTATCATAGGAACGGCAATAAAGTAATGGTCTGTCCGCCAACGCAATCAATAGGTACTTTCTTTAATTGTGAAGATTGGTTGGAAAAAACTACGAAGAAATTAAAGGAAAGCACAGACAGAGAAATCATTGTAAGAGAGAAGCCCTACAATCCCGAAGCATATCGAGGCAAAGACGGTGTCATACACACAGGTAAAAACAACACCAAAGTACCAAAACAAAAAATAGATTGGAACGATGTACACGCATTGGTTACCTTCAATAGTTCTATCACCATAAAGGCCCTTGCTCATGGCGTACCTGTGTTCACAGACAAGAACAACTGTGCCTACCCGCTAGCGGAAACCGATGTGGGTAAGATAGACACACCTAGGTACGAGGACCCACGTCCTCTGTTTTATAGCCTAGCATACGGCCAATTCACAGGAAGCGAAATAAAAAACGGGACCGCAAGGAGTATACTATATGGACGTTGAGATATTTAGAAGGACAGTTAAGGACAGGAAAAGGGGAGCCAGTTTCCAACTGTTACAGCACATGGCAGAAGGAATACGTGCTTGTGGAGACAATCCCATAATGGTCAACGAGAAAATGGAAGGCGAATGGCGGGAAAACGAAATGGAACCACACGCACCTATAGGGTGCATGTTTGGATACGGGGGCAAGAACCAAACACACCACACCAAGGGTCGTAGGAGGGATCTTGTGGAACGTGCCAAGAAGAAAGGCATACACATCATCACATTCGACGGCGGCATACTATCAAGTTTTGGTAACACAATTACACACCCCAAACACCACTGGCGTGTTAGTCTGTATTCACCGATGAATAACGGTGACTTCCTCA